CTCAAAAAGTACCGTGACAAGGAAGAAGCCCGTAAGAACCGACTAAAAAGGCAAGACAATGCAGGAAGCCGATATCACTAAGCCCTTGTGGCAGTTGTCTATGAGTGAGCTTGCCTCACTCGCCTGCGAGGAAACTACCAGCCCTCTTGTGCTGGAAGAGCTGGCAAAAAGTGAAGATAGCTATATACTTCTTGGAGTTGCGAGCAATCGTCGTACACCTGCAAACGTGCGCCCCTCGCAACACAACGGCAAGCAATGTTTATAGATAAACCCATAGTTGTGTTATCTCTCTTCGATGGTATGAGCTGTGGGCAGATAGCCCTGCATGATATAGGTATTCCAATCAAACAATACTACGCAAGTGAGATAGACAAGCATGCTATCAAGCAGACGCAGTGCAACTTCCCAGAGACCATACAGCTCGGAGACGTAGAGCGGTGGAGAGAGTGGAATATTGATTGGGCTAGCGTTGACCTCATACTCGCAGGGTCTCCTTGCCAAGGATTCTCTCTAGCGGGAAAGATGCTAGGTCATGACGACCCAAGGAGTAGACTATATTGGGTGTTCCTTGATATTTTGCGACACGTCCAGACGCATAACCCCAGCGTCAAGTTTATGCTAGAGAATGTGAGGATGCGGTCAAACGATGAGAGGCAAATCAATGAGAGCCTAGGACTGACACCCGTTGTCATTAACTCTTCACTTGTATCTGCCCAGAACCGCATGAGGTTGTATTGGACAAACATACGAACCCGTCAAGAAGGTCTGTTTGGTGATACACATACAGATATTCCACAACCAGAGGATAGAGGTATACTCATCCAAGACATCCTAGAGGATATCGTAGAAGAAAAGTACTTCATCCCACCTATCGTTTGGTCTAGGAATCAAATCTCAAGTGATGTTGAATGCGATTCAGTCCGTGACCCTTGGCTCTCTAAGAATATGAGAGGTGTAAAGGAGAAAGCCTGCACACTGCTTTCCTGCTCCTATAAAGGAGCTAGGGCTAACGGTATGACTGTCGTCCTTGCGGTAGGTTCTCTGAGGTTCTTTGGGGAAACAGAATTCCGCACAATGAAGACAATGAAGTCACCATGCTTAAATGCTCAGCGACGTGAAGATGGGAATAACCAAACCGTAGTAGAGTTGGCGGTAGGCACATGGCGCACTCACAAGGTGGATGGAGGGTTCAGAGAAATGACAGGAGATAAAAGCCCATGTATCCCCGCCCGTGCAAGAAACGACGGGAGTGGACAGCCATGCGTGAGGACAGATAGAGCTCTTAGAAGGCTCACACCTACTGAGTGCGCACGATTGCAGACCATACCAGAGTGGTATCGGTGGGAATGCTCCGACACACAAGCCTACAAGATGCTAGGAAATGGCTGGACGGTGGAGGTCATAAAGCGTATACTTTCATTCTATACCGAAGAAACTAACCAATAAACATAGAAGAATATGACACGAGAAGACATAAGGAAGGCTATCAAGCCGCTAAGCGTGAAGATTGGTTAGCCGAGCAGTTCATGTAATCAGTAATCAATAACTAATTAAATAGCATATAATCATGTCAGAAAAGATGAAGGTCGAAATGACCGCCGAGGAGCTCGCACAGTGGCAAGCCCTCAAGGAGAAGCAAGAGCGAGAGCTCAAGGCTCAAAAAGCCAAGGAAGATAGAGATGCCTATCGTGCCTTAGCAGCGTCTGTCGTAGATGAGGCTTTCCCTCGCCTGAAAGAGCTGAGTGAAAAGCTGAGCGCCGAGAAGCAAATCACTTATGACTCATTCGGTGTTGTCATCGACACGAAGAACGAGGTGGTTGGTTTGTCTTCTCCTGGGCAGAGAAGCCATAGCTTCCTAAGCTCTGATGGACGCTCTCGCATCATCCTTGGGCACTACCAGCGTGATGGCTGGGATGACACAGTAGAAGTCGGTATAGCCAAGGTCAAGGAGTATATAACGAGCCTAGCGGGGGATGAGAAGACCCGGGAGCTGGTAGAAATCATCCTAGATCTGCTTTCTCGAGATAAGCAAGGTAACCTACAAGCAGATAAGGTGCTTCTTCTGGAAAAGTATACCGAGAGCATCGACAATGAGAACTTTAGGGAGGGGGTTACCATCATCAAGGAGAGCTTCCGACCGGTTAGGACGAAGGACTTTATCCGAGCGCAAGAAAAAACAGGTATGGGCAAGTGGGTAGACATCCCTCTTGGTATCACCGAGGCGTAAAACAAAAAAAGCCCCCGACCCATAGAGAGAGCCGAGAGCCTTAGTATGTGGCAGTACAAAGGTACACAAAACTCTCTTAGGTTCGGCAGGTGCAGAATAAAAGGTATAGGCGTAGTACAATGGAGAAGGCAGCACGGGTGCATGCTATCGTGTCTCGTTATCACGAACGTGGTAACCACCGCCGCTCGTTGCCCATGATCTACCGCGCTTATGTCTATCCTATCTACCCTATAAGCCTCAGGACAATGCACTACTACCTTAAGCTGATAAGAGAGGGGGAGACCCCTCCAAAGGAGGAACAGGAGCGAGGGCTCTACCCTCTCTTTGACGCTTGGGATAGCGGGCGTAATGCTTGGGACACTTAAAGAAACAACAAGGGCAGTGAGTAACGCACTCACTGCCCTTGCTTCGTATTAAGGCTCTACAATCTGCATGCTACTCGAGCCTGCTTTGGTAGAGGTAGAGGGGTAGCAGACAGAGCAGGTGAACCGCTCGATGTGGTTTTGGAGCTCTTCGTGGTTGTGGTCCATCTCTGCTGAGGAGAGCTGTAGGGCAGAGAAGCACTCACCCGATAGTCCTATGAGGGGGAGCTCGATGCGCTCGAGTAGCTCGAGGTGCTGGAATGCCTCGGGGGCGTAACCACTTCGTGTTGGGCGCTGAGGGGTGTAGCGGGTCACTACATGCAGGGTGATGGTGATGGGATGGCGTGGTATTCCTCGAGCTTGTGAGGTGAAGGTAATCGGGTCAAACTCGATGAAGACGGCAGGGGTGTCAAAGATGATCCCTTGCTCGATACCATCCATATTTTCATTCCAGAGATCGTAGTATTTGATCTCTGGAATGTCGGTTTGCAGCTTAGAGCAGATGCGCTCAAATAATAGGCGTCTCATTTCATTATATATCTGTTATACTACGATTTCGTCGCTTGATGCGGGCAGCGAGCTCGCCACCCCACGCCTCAAGCTGTTTACTTACGATGTCGGCTACCATACGCTGCACTCTGGGGTGATCGCCTACAAACCTACGCTCGGGGAGGTTCATCTTGTGAGTGTGTGCAGATACCGAATGGGCACGTACAGAAACGCGCCTTATCCTACCTCTCACCCGCCTCCTCGCCTTGTGTTCCTTTCTGTCATAGGGGCGGACGGATACATTGCCCTTGAAGCCTTCATTGTGGGCAGAGGCGTAGGGCATCGAGGAGTGGAATGCCACCCCTTCGCTGGTGATCTTGGCTTTAAGAGATCGGCGCAGCTTTCCTGACACCAGGAGGAGAGCACCACGTCTACCTCTCTTGCGAGGCTTCCACGCCTTATCAAAAAACGCCTTCCGGGTGAAATTCTGGTGAAACTCCTCTAAGAGCTTCACCTTCATATCCGCAAGGATGTCACGACGCACCTCTTTACCTGTTCGCATGGCTATTAATCATTCCAAATCACAGTGAGGTCTGGGCGTGCCTGCTTTATGGTATGGGAGCAAAGTCCACTACCTCCGAATAGGTCTACCACGGTAGCCCCTTGGGGGATGGTGCTTGCCAGCTGGCGCATTTCGCTTAGCCATCTTCGTTTTTGCCCCTGAAAAGGAAGCGGGGCTTTGTTATATAGTTGCATATATGATTATTGTTTGTATCTTTGTAGTGAGGTGATCCTCAGTGATGCCCTAGTCCTGATTGCAGTTCAGGTGCGGGCATTTCTGGGGATCATTTCTTTTTTGTCGCTACAAGGGGGCTGTCGGATATGCTGTGCAGGGCTATCTTCCCCTGCTTATCTTCTAGAGCTATAAGCCAGCTCTTATCGCCTTCAATCTCTACCTCGAAGAGGTGTGTTTGTACGACCC